CCCTTACCTTTACAACCTGCCATAGTAAACGCCTCCTAATCAAGTTTAATATCCTCGGTCGTACTCAGCATGACAGGTTTACCGCCCTTCATTTTAATAACGATTGTACCCCACGGAGTAGACTTCATCTTGTCGATTACTTTTTTCTCTTTGTCAGTTAACATTATTTACCTCCGGTTATCCGTTATCAACCCACCATGCTCATTGCCGCCTGTACCTGCTGATCTGCTGGCAACTGCATAATCTGCATAAACACATCGGGATCTTGTTCTTTAATCTGATTCAACCTGTCCATGAACTGAATAACCGCTTCCTGCTGTAAATCGCCGCTCATAGCCTCTTTGTCACTTTCAAGGTCGTGCGATTGCTGTTGACGGTTTAATTCTCCCTGCTGTTTTATGACGGCAAGTTCTTTTTCATGCTGCTGTTTGGCAAGCATCATATCGGTACTCTGCTGTAGTTGTTGTTCTTGTATAAGTTTAGCCTGTTCTTCCTGCTTTGCTTGGGCCTCCTGCGCTTGCTGTATATCCTGCTCCATCTGACCAATAACCTCTTTGAGATGCGGAACACCGATTTTGTCAAGAATTTTCAGTATCAGCATATTGCCAGGAGTAGGTTCAAAGCGTCCCTGCCCTGCAAGAGACACAATAGAATTCATCATTTCCGACTTATTCTTCATAAATCCAACTTCTGCACTAATCTCAATATCGAAGTCAGGATAAATTAAGTCTCCGTTAACGTCACGAAGCATAGATAAGCGGTTAAACTGACCGTATTTATTCTCGCCCTTCTCTCCGGTAATGCGGAAAGGTCTGTCATCGTCACAGAACGCCAACGCAAACTCGGCAATAGTGCGGTAAAGAGTCTTAAACGAGGTTGACTTATAGGCAGACTTAATCGCTAATTTATTACTTGACTGACTTATATATGCCTGCGCCTGATCGCCGGAAGTTACCCCAGGTTGATGAACTCCTAGTGAGGCATCGGTTACGCCGGTAATAAGTTGCATCCATTCTTTAAATTTATCAACCAATTGAATACCGTCAATATTGGTACTTAAATCGACTTCTTTAACAGAATTCGGATCGTTAACATGGATTATCTCTGATGTTGGGTCCATAAGTTTCCTTTGTACTTCAAGAGAGTCGGTTAAAATCTTCTTCCTACCACGAAGGAAAGATTCTTCGTACATATGCACCGCTTTCTTAATACTCTCCTGCAAGTCCCAAACATCTTCCATAATAGATATACCCCAACAACACTTATCACGCATAATAAAGGGTTGATAGACTATATCCCAGCAAGTAGGTATGTAATACTCTGCCTCTGTTTCGGCATCAATAACACGGTAGGCAATATTGCCGTATTCATCAATTCCCTTGCGAACCTGCGTACCTGCTTCGATAGTTTCAGTCTTATATGGATTACCGTCCTCGTCCCTACGATAAAAGAACTTAGGCAGGTGCTTAATCAACAAGTCACCGGACCACCACAACTTACAAATATCTCCGTCATCGTCACGATAGGTAGTCTCAATAATTGTATATTTACCAAGTCCCGTATCCTTAGAAACTCCGGTAGTATCGGTAACGGTAGTTATCCTTTGGTCGCCCAATATCTCGTCATACTCGGCATACAGAATTGCCTTTTCTTCCAGCATATCCTTCGTTATATCCTTCCATTTACGAAGAATATACTTTTGTGTACGGTTAACCGGATGGTGATAATGTTCCATATCGTCACCGAAGTTGATGGACGATTTATTGGGAATGATATCTTTGGGGTGAGGATTACTAATCTCAATCTCACCAATATACCCCGCACGTTTAATATTATTATTCCAGTGAACCTTCTTAAATGTACCACCCAGCTTTGAAACTCTGCGCTCGTCTGACATATTCATTTCTTCTAATGAAGGAGAAGAACTTCTCAGCACATAACCGACGTAACTTTTCAAAGCATTAACAGGCACTTCATCGGCAGCGGCAACAGGTTTAAAGTCATGGTCAGGAATAGTCATATCAATAAGTGCTTCTATAATTAAGCGAGGGAAGTTAACAACTGTTCTCGCTTCCCTATCTTGCCGATTATTGACGTTCTCAAATTCACGATTACCGTTATACATGTTTTCCCATGAGTCCATGAGAAGGTCATACTTTTTCTTAGCGAAACGGTCAATCTCAAACTGATCTTGCCAGTATTTAAGTAGGTCAAGAGTCTCTTGATCGTATTCTATGACAGGTGCTACTATTTCTTTCACCTTCTTTTTTAACGCACGAAATGGTTTTTTCCAGTCCATTTAGACACACCCTTAAGATATTTCACATATATTACCAACTTCAAAAATCGTAAGATTACTGTCACTAATATAGGCAATGCCGTTTTGTTTCAAATACTCTCTAAACTTATTTTCAGATTCATCATAACTTAGCGATTTTACCTTAACACAATAAGTCATTACAAATTCTTGATGATAAAAACATATATACTCTTTCACAATAACACCGTCCTCGGTTATTATTAAAAACCTACAATATGTTCCTGCAACTTCTCATATTCTTTCTCAAACGCAATGTTGCTTAAAACTGCTGACTGCTCAGATAGTGACATATCATCGGGGAACGAATACTTATCATCTTTAGAAATGGGAGGTCTTGACATTACGGCGTAGCGACAATTATGGACAATAAGTCCACCGTTAACGCTAAAGTTATGATGTTTTTCAACTTCCATATTAAACACATCTGACTTACCAACATATTTTACCGATTTAACCTGTACCACAAACTAAAACCTCCTTATACCATTTCGTTTAAGGAGCATTAATTTTGCACTACATTTCCTTGAGCATGTCTTTGTTTTGGAATATTTATTTATTGGGAATATTTTTTCGCAAACAATACATACCCTCTCAATATCGTCCACGCCTATACTTCTTCTGTATGCAGACTTGCACTTATTAGAGCAAAACCTACTATGATCTCTCATCATTATGTTTGTCTCGTATTGTTTTCCACACAAGTCACATTCAAGGACTATCATCTGATCCATATATAAACCAATAGACTTATGCCAATTCTTCCTCGACACTTCCCTTGCTTCATCAGTATGATGCCATTCAGTAGCAAGGTGCCTATATTTATCTAAATTCTTCCTTTTTCTTTCCAAACATTCCCCATCAATATTACTGAGTAGTGCATGTAGTTTTAGGTGATCTTCTTTTTTCATTGCAACGAGATTATCAATGTCGTTATTATCCTTATCTAAATCAACATGGTGAATATGATAACCTTTTGGTACTTTTCCGTTGCTGCATTCCCATACATAAACATGCAGTCTTTTAGGTTTTTTGTCTATAGTTGCTAACCAATAACCTTTACCGTCTTTATAAAACTTAACTCCGTTAAAGATTATGTATTGTGTTGTTATTGTTTTTGTTTCGGTTATTATTTGCATGATTCACCTCTAATGATATGTCGATAATGAAATCATTGTCAGTAAGTTGGTCAACTAACTTCCATCCGCTATTAGTAAGCACAGGATGATCTTTGGTTGCAACAATCTTTCTTCCGTCACATAACTCTATTTCATATACATCTACATTCTCCATAGTTAACCTTACATCAGTAAATGTAGATACAGACATACATTCATTTTCCTCGTCATAGCAATATATATTTCCTGACTTACCAACTAAATCCTTAATAGGAAAATCACCATCAGGAGTATTTATTATTGTTTGTCCAATTAAACATTCTTCCGGTGAATGTGTGACCTCGTGTGGCGTATCTGACGCATCTTCTGGATTGTTCTTATCATGCTCCAATAGAGGCAGGCATCTTATAGCATTCTTACAGTTATCAAATATCTTTAATCTTGAAGTAAGCACAGTAACCGCATTAATACCTTCATCAGTAATAACGTCCTGCTTTTCCTCTCTAACCAACAAATATTCCCTTAATGCCCTCCAACCTGCAACACGGTCATGCTTTGCTTTGCGAAGGTTATTAAGTCCGGCACGATTCATTATCTCCCTGCCACTTGTCCCTGTTTCCTGTCGCCTATTCCACAGGTCGGGAGAAGCAACCGTATAACTAATTTTCTCGTCTTTGGGTGTCATAGAGATAATCTTTTTCGCCGCTTGACTAAGGGTTAAGTTGGGTTGATATAACTCACGATAAGCGTACATAATACCTTCCGGCGATACTGCCCACCAGTGACATGAACACATATCAAGTCCATAGTCCAACGAGCAGAACCTTTTCCACCAGGACGGTATCTTAAAAGGTTTAACGACATGTACATCACGACGAAACTCTTTGAAGAACTGCCCTTCACCGGCAGTAAACGCCTCTTCTGGAGTTGCTGGATACTCTGCCATGTAACTATGAGGTAAGTCTTTTTTAACCTGCTCATACCACTCCTGGGTACGTCTAGGGTCGGTACTCCAAGGCATAAATATAGGCGTAAACGTATTCTCTCCGTTGTACGCCTTCCAAAATATTTCCTCAAATAAGGTACCTTTTTTAGCGGTAGACAACCCAATAACCTGCCCACCAGTAGGACGGTTAATAGTCGGATAAGCAGCAGACCAAATATCTCTAGCGAACATCTGAAACGCCCATTCGTCAAGTATTACAAGGTTAGCGGTGAAAGAGCGTCCACTATCAGGACCGGCAGACATAGCGTTAAAAACAGCAGGTTCCTTGCCTTTATGATAGATAGTAACTGACAATACCGTTGAATCCCACGTAGGGTTAGGATATTGCTTCGGAGTACCCTTAACGTGACGAATCATCCATGAAGGTAGATACCTCAGAATAAAGCAAATACGCCTGACAAGTTCCTTAGCATCCTCTTCCCTCTTAGACAGAGCAACAACAGAATATCCAGGTCGGAATATAACCCCGTGCAATCCATAGATAAGAGATAACCAAGTAAAACCTAACTGCCGTGCTTTAAGGATAATTGATAACTTACTGTCAATAATCTTCCTTAACGCTTCCTTCTGACCGTCCCATAGGTTGAGTTTAGCAACTAAGTCAGGAACGTCTCTATCCTCAATATAAGCGTACTTATCTATGAAATACTCTACACTCTTAGAGGATTTACGATATTCTAACTCAACTTTTGCTGCCGCTTTTTCCCTTAACTTCTGAGCTGATAGTTTCTTTTTTTCCTGCTGTTCGGTCATAAGATCACCTTACTGTGACTAGATTATTTTAAATTCTCCGATTTCGTTTTTAAGTCTGTCGGATAGGTCGTATAATGCCTTATTGTTGTCTACTATAATTCCTGCTAAAGTATATAATTTTTCATACAGCGTAACATCGTTATTTGTTGAACCTTTACCTTCGCACGAAACAGGATATGGTTTCCGCACAATTCCTTCGAGCAAAGAAATGGCATTGCTGTTTTCATGCACAGATTGGGTTATTGCCCCCATTATGCTTTCTAGTGGGGTTAACTCCATAGCGCATACAGGTTCATTCATCGGCATATTACTACAACTTTTTAATTCATTGGGAAAATTCATTTCAATTCCTCCATGTTCTCATTTAGTTTTCAGTATCAATTCATCATCATGCGACAATTTATGAATAGTATCCTTACTTATCTCAGTTATTGCTAAGGCATTGAAGTAGCTATAGACATCATAGACAGTCATTGTAGTACCGTCTTTGAGGTGAAAAGTAACAATAAACTCATCTATACTGTCAAAGTTTTCTTCCATCCAATTAATTAGTCCATTGACGGGGCCGGGAAATATACGTTTAACTTTTTGGTTCATATTTGCAATCACAACCCCAACCAGAGAACCAACCACTACCGTCACTTAACTCAATGTGAGTTTTAACCATGATGGTCTTACAGTCAGGACATATGGGGCGAGTGTCTTCGATATCTCCTACTTCCTCATAAGTTGCCTCGAAGTTTTTAGGTTCATAAGGAAATCTAACACCGTCTGGTCTTGTTGCAATATAATCTA